GAAATCAGTTTGAAAAGCGAATTCGTTATCATTACCAGTAATAAGAGGTTGTCTTGCTTTTGTAAAAACAGACGAACTCAGCATTTTGCCAGGTACGTTTGTTACACCATTTGAAAAGTGTGTTGTCATATAATCAGCGCCTCCTTAGCGCCAGTCATTCTCACTAAGAAGAGAACAACCAATTTATGATTTATTTATCTTAGTGTGCTATTTATACAACAGATTTATATTGAGTGCAAGAGAGCCTTATAATGAATGTGCGTTTTCAACGATGTAGCTTTTTTTAAGTAGCTACTGAAACTTGTGGAGCCGAATTAGCGATTGCATTTTCTCTTGTAGCAATCTTAGCTTCTTCAAGCTTTATCTCAGTGATGACTTCTCTAATTTTGTCATCAATTCTGACCATGTCAAGAGTATATTTACCATGTAAATTATGCTCCTGTTGCCAGCTCAACTCCAAGGACGTTTTTTGTTTGTAAAGGTCGTTTATCATTTACAATTTCCTCGTATGTTAACCATGTTTTTCTCTGATCATAAAAATCAGATTTATCCCATTTTATATCATTTTTTCCTAGTTTGTCAATGATAGCATTTTCTAAGGATTTACCCTCTTCAGACGCTTGAACAGTAAAATCTGCCCAATATCCATATGCTTTAATTTTTATTCGGAATTTTTTCATGGTTTTTTCTTTCTATTTAAACAATGAGGCGGGATTGTGTCCCGCCTCAAAATTTTTAATTATTAAGCACCTGGTGATGCAAAAATACCTCTAGGGTCTGATACGCCAAATACGTATCTTTCTCTAGCTTTGTATCTAACATTTCCAGTATCGAAGTCGCCTTCCATTTTTGTAGTTAATGGAGCTCTTTCGAAATGTTTCATACCATTTGGCACGTCTGTGATTAGATAGAACGCGTCTGTGTCTGTTAGGTAGTGATTGATAGAGTATCCTCCAGGAATCATTCCCATGTTTCTTAGTGCGTTGATATCGTTATCAGCAGTTCCAACTCTACCAGCAGAATTCATAAGTCTGTCGGCAGTAAATTGAAGTGCAGATGGCACAATCATTCTTGTAGCTTTCGCTGCGATTTTTAAACCTCTTTCATCAGTAAGCGCAGCAATGTCAATCATCGCTTGCTCTAATGAAGTTTCGTTTAAGTCTGCAGCAGTCGCTAAAGTATTGCTGAAAGATCCAGCAATAGTTGTGTGCGTAGTGTTAAATAACGTTACACCGTCACCTGAATTGAAACTTCCTCCAGGTAGACCATTGTTTAATGGTGCAGCCGCTTTAACTTGTTTTGTTTGAGCCATTGATCTAGCTAAAGCTTTTGTATATCTAGAAGCAAGTCTGTCATACAAGTTATCCTCAATCGCTTCCTCAGTTATAGCAAACGCTAACGCAATTGTTTCGTTAGTGTATCTAGCTGTGAAAGTTTCTTGAGCCTTGTCATAAACAACACCTGAACCTTCTGGTTTTACTTGTGCTTGAGCGAAACCTGACAACATAACTTCCTCTTCGAAAGCTCTGTCAGATGACTCTGTTGTGTATATAGCAGTATGTTCTTGATCATACTGTTTATACTCCAGGCCGAATAGTGCATTCAAACCTGGCTCTAGTTCTTTAACTAGTTGATTTCGTGATATAGCCATAATTTAATTACTCCTATTAGATTCCTGTGGCATCTAAAAAGAATGACTCGTTAATAACAACTCTCCACACGACGTTAGCCGATGAAAGATCATTATTTTCCGGGTCTCTTGAGACACCAATTATTTTTAATTGTTTAGACGCACCTGCAGCTATACCTGCTGATGCAAGAGTTGTTTTCGAAACGTAGTTCGGACTTGCTCCTGCAACGTAAGTTATATCTGCAACTTCCCCTACACTTGCTTGTGAAGAGGCTCCAGTCGCGTCGCTTCTAATCTCATACTGTTGAATCGGACTATCATTGACTAGTGCAACGATGTCTGATGCAGTGTTTGAGGCTTGAAGGTAGTTCTGGAACGTTGGCTTGTTTGTAGTAGCGTCAGTGTAGAAAACACCATTAAGTGAGCCGATAATATCTTCTGTACCAGCGATACCAACTATTACAAATCCTGTCGTATGCTGACAAACCAAATCTTGGTTGTAGATAGCGTCAGAGGATGCTGCAACAGGGTATTCACCTAAACCCATGTTTTCATAACCATTGCCATACATTTTAATAGGTTTCAAGCCGAAACCTACTGCTGAACTATTAGCCATAGTTTTTTCTCCTTAAGTGAGATGTTTTACCATCTCGGTTAATATAATTCGTTGGTTGGAATTGTTAAAAAATTAACTATTCTTTGCCACCGAAGGTTGTACGAGATTGTCTATCAATATCGATAGGCATTCCCTTATGCTGTTCCTTCATGAGATCGTTGTCTATTGCCTTCATTTGATCCTGCGCTTGATTCATATAATAATCAGTACGCTGTCTCGCAATCTCCTCTGGTACCCTAGTCAGCACTAGGCCTCCGTGCCCGATCACCCCTGCGTATTTGCCGTCTTGCACTACGGGGAAGTCCTCTTTGGGATATTCGTCTGCTCTTACTAATTCATATCCAGATCTTAATCGACCTTGAACATTTTTAGTATCGACGAATCCAAGGATTTCTACCCTGACCCATCTGTGTCTGTAGCCGTTCGGCGCGTTGGGCGTATCTAAGTACGATGGTGGAGCCCAAACTTTAGGTTTTTGTTTTACCTGAACCTTTGCAGATTGTGTTTCAACTTTCGTTGAATCACTTTTGCTCGTTTGACTCGCACGATTTTTGGCTTTTTTATCTATTTTTTTCATATGCTTATGCCTCCTTCGTGTTCATAAGTTGTTTCGCATATTCTTCTAGTGGCACACCTAATTTTTTAGCAATTGCTACTTGTGAAGATGTGAGTTTCACCGATTTGCGACCTGTCTTTGGACTACGCGTTGCAGATGCAACAGTTTGAGTAGGTTTACTAGTCGTTTCCTTTATCTTACCAAATTTATGCGGAAATTCAAGTTTAATTCTCTTATCAATCTCACTATAATAGTCGTCAGATTGAGGATCATACCCTTCTTCTTCAGTAAGTTTTCTATGTAAATCAAAAGCAGTGTACGTCATAGCCGAATCTGAGCCAAACCAAGTGTTTTTTGATGCCCACTCGGTAGCTTTAGGGTCAGTTTCAGGATTGTTCGCAGGCATTTGAGGTTTTTTAGGGTTTTTAGCCTCTTCCTCTCTTGCTTTTGACTCCATTTCTTGTCTAGTTTTAAGTTCTGCTAGTTTAGCTTGTTCATAACCTAGTTGAGAAATGGAAGTTGACGCTTCAACTTCTGATTTAATGTCGTTATTTTCTCTAGCAGTCTTCAATTTTGATTGTGCGGCTGCCAAAGATGACTTAATTCTATTTTCCATCTCTGATGCATAACCTGTATCAAGTTTAGAAACTCTAGAAGTAAGTGCGTCTCTTTCTTTTTTAGTACGTTCTGCAAAAGATAACGCTTCATCACGTTGTCTTTCAGCTTCACGCATTTTTTTAGTGAGCTTTGCTATTCTTTTCTTAACGCCTTCAGAATAGTCTTCATGCTCTTTACCTTGACTTGGTTGTTTATCACTCCCATCGTCCTTAGTTTCAGAAACATTAGGCTGCTCATCAGATTTCTTAGATGAATCATCGGGCTGATTATTGTCTTGAACACTTTGCTCAGTTTTTGTTTCATTATTTTTTTCCTCTGGTTGTTCAATAATATCTTCTTTCTTTTCTTCTTGCAATTCGACCTCGGCACCAGGACCACTAGTGTCGATATCAATTGTTTTTTTGTCTTCTTCGCTTGGCATAGTTTTTACTCCTCTATGTTAAAATTCGTGGAAGATATCTTCAGGGTTTTCCACGGTCGCTAAAACTTCATCATCATTGAGAAGTCTTATCTCACCCCCGTCTATTTTAATTCGTGATCCAGCATATCTTGCAAAGATAACCCAATCACCTTTTTTGCACCACGGACCTTCAGGGTATCTCTCTTTGTCGTAACAATGAGGACCCATAGATAATACCAAACCACAAGTTGACGCTACTTGTGATCGCTCTACTGTTTCATCTGCTAAATAAATACCACCGCTAGTTTTTTCCTTTTGTTTAAAAGGTAAAACTAAAATTCTCCAACCTGTTGGATTAGGTAGTTTAGCTGAATCTGATGATAAATCTTTTTCTTTTGATTTTTTAACCCCAACTAAATCCTTATTTGGTAGGACTACCTTTGGGTTTGATGTCGATGACTGTTCCGTCTTTTTCATTTTGCTCCTTTTTATTTAGCAGGGTGGATATTTCCTGTAATAGATACTGATAAGTTCGTATCTGTCCTAACATATATTGATATTTTTCCATATTGTCAACAGCTCCTGAGGCCATTGCAGTAACAATATCTTCATGTCTTTGGGTTATTATTCTTTGTAATTTGGCAACTAATACTAAATCTTCCATTATTCAAACTCCTTTAATGATTCTAGTTTATCTTTAGCTTCGGCTATTTTAGCCATTAATTTATCTATTTCTTCTAAATGTTGTGGATGTTCCCCAATACCCACAGGATTATTCAAATAGATATTTATCGTGGCATCTGCCTCTGCAATATCTGCTTCATATCTAGCTCGCATTGCATTTATCATTCCCACTCTACTCATGCTTTTCTCCCTTTTCTAATTGCTTCCTTACCTTTCTTAAATATGCTTGCCACCTTCGCCTTACCCATAACTTTGGCTCTTTGTTCACCGACTGTAAGTATTTGGATTTTTCTTGCGTATGGTTTGCTGATTCGTTTAACTTTTGCCACAGTCCTACGAGCATCCGCAGGGGTCGCAAACTTAATTCCAACAGTGTCTTTAGGATTTTCATCCGTATATAATCTCCTACCAGAACCTTTTGGTTTTTTACCTGTTCCAACTTTAGGGTCTTTTATCATAATTTTTTCTTTAATTCTTTTAAATATTCTTCATCCTCGTTGATACGATTTTTTTCAAGTATCTTTACATGTTTACGCCAAGCCCATGAATTTAATGCGCCTGAGTATTTCATTATAAAACGTAAAATTGGATATATTATTTTATCTAGCATTTCCATCTTCTTCGTGCCTGACGGATACGAGAATTTGGATCTTTTGCTGCTTTAGGGAATTTTTTCATTTGTCCTAGTGATCTTGCGCAGAATGATTTTCTACGTTTAGCAGCTTTTGACCCTTTCTTCACTTTTCCAGTCACGGCTGTTTTTAGTTTTGAGCCAGGATTTAATCTTCTATAGGCTTTGACACCTGCTCTTGTCATACCCGCGCCCGACTTAGTTGGACGATAATTTTTCTTATTCCTTGGTGGCATACCACCTTTTGCTAATTTAGGTCTAGTTGCAAAATCTGTTCTCACACCAAGCCTCCCATACTCATTGATTTTCTTTTTGCAAATGTTCTTACGTTTGTGGGTTTACCACCAACGCCTTGTGGTTTACTTCTTTTCCTTGCAACGGCACTCCGCCTCTGAGAGTCTGTCATCCTTGCTGCTTTGGCAGCAGGGACGCACTTTGGATACTTTCGTTTTGAACCACTTGCAGATTTTCTTCCACATTTTTTAAAACCTCCGCCTTTCTTTTTGGCACCTATGTCGACCCAATCTTGTTTGAACCACTCTTTTAAACCAGCCATTGTATTAATATACTTTGGTAACTTTTCGTCTATTTGACATAACCCTACCACAACCTCTAGCTATGCCTCCGCTTTTTAATCCTTGTCTTCTTAATCTTTCAGCGGCTTCTGCTACCCCGCCTCCTGCTTTATAAATTCTACCACCCATAGCTTTACCTGCAGGTTTAGGTCCTTTAAAATCTTTTCTTTTTTTACCTGAGGGATCTTTTATTTTACCTGCACAAATTTTACTTGCGTAGGCGTTCGCATATGCGCTTGGGTACACTGAAAATTTTCTTTTCGCTGCGGCTTTTCCTCTAGGACAAAGCTTAGTCATATTAGAACCCTTTTTTAGCTAGTTTAGGAATCCCTCTGATTAAACCACCTTTTCTAGCAGCTTGAATATCAAAACCTGTAGTGTTTCCTCTTACAGCTCTTTTAATTTTTTTGGAAGTTTTTCCTGATAGTTCAGGTTTAGAAATGTTAACCATTTTTTTCTTCATGTCGATAAAAGGTTTCTTTTCTTTTTCACCTTTTAATCTAGTGCTGTATTTTTTACCTTCAAAAGTAAATTCTTTTTTACCTGCTTTTCTAGCTGCTTTGAAAGCTTTTCCTCTAGCACTTAACTTAGTGCCTGTTGCTTTTTCATAAGTGCCTGTTTTTTTAGGTGCGTTAGGTTGAACTTTTGCATCATCTCTTTTTCCAGCTGCAATTTTTTTAGCAACTTCTTTTTTAGTCATTGTAGAATAACGAAGTTTACCTTTTTTAGTATCATCTCTAGTTGATCTAAAAGTTTTTTTACCTTCTTTTCTAGCTTTAGCAAATTGCTCACCGAAAGTTGGTGCAATTTTTTTTCGAATCTTATCAATTCCTTTTCTGATTCTACCTGCTTTTTTCTTTTCAGCCATTATTTTTTAAGCTCCCTAACTATTCTTTTCTTCTCTGCTTTAAGATTTCTTTTACCTCTTCGAGTTCTTGCTCTTTCAGCATCAACTCTACCAAGTTCTTCAAGTCTGTTCATTCTTCGAGTATTCTTATGAACTCTGCCACCTTTTTTCATAAATCCCATTTTATTTCTAACTTTAGTTGGTAACTTTGCTAGACCAGGGTTTTTACTTTTGTCTACAGGTTTTAAAGCTGAACCACCATCTTTAAATCTTTTTTTACCTTTTTTATTCATTTCAATAATTTTTTTAATTCCAGGGTAGTCTTTTGCTTTACCTCTACCACCTGCAATAATTCTTTTCTTACCAGAAACTTTTCCACCTTTAGCATACATCTTTCCACCCTTCATACCCATGTCAGGTGTATAGTATCCGTGTTGTTGTGCTCTTCTAGCAGCGCCTGCAATTCTTCCGCCTGCTTTCATCATAGGTCGTTTCATCATCATGCCACCACCCATTTTTCCTACTCTCTTAGTGTTACCTCTAGGTTGAGTAACTTGTGTGTTATATCTTGGATTCGCCATTTTTAAATCTCCTATTTTTTTCCGTTACGAAAAATTTGTGTTCCCTTTATACCATAAATACTCGCAACTACAAGTATCCATAAATTAGTAAACCAGCTTGGTAATTGTGAAAACATCTCAAAGAAAAGTTTCACCTTATCCATGGCAGTCGGATCGTCACTGACGACCGCCCAGGCCAGAACAGCGACGGGCGTTGAGAGAATTATCAAAACGGCCTCGTCCTTCCAGTCTGATTGTCTAGCTTCTAACAATTTGCCCTGGTAAGCTTCCTCACCTCGGGCTTGCTTCTCGGCATGCAGGAGCTGTGCTTCTGACATTGCCATCTTGGCCTTCTGCTTGTTAGCATAAATTTTACTACCAGCAGAAACGGCTAATCTAATTGCCGATAACCACATATTAGTACCAAGTTGCCTTTACAGGTTTCTTCTCGGGTCTAATTCTTCTAGTACCCTTTACATCCACAGTTTGAGACTCATTAGGTTTTGTTGCTTCAATCTCAACTCCACCTTTTGCAAAACCATCTTTGTTAATAAACATATCATGGTCTACGTGAGTCATACCTGCGTGACTATTTTTATTTTTTTTCATAATGTCTCCTATTATAGGTTATCTACGAGGACCTTTCAAGATTCTTACATCTCTTTGTTTGAATCTATCATTTTCTATTTTCCCGTCAATACTCATTTGAGTTTTGGTTAATGAAGTATTTGCTCGTAATTCAGCTAATTCTTCGTTTTGCTCCATCTTCTCTTCTTGAAGTCTTTGGTTCATCATAGATTTCATTCTATCAAGATCGATTCGTTCTTGACCTTCCATTCGTTTTCTTTGATCATCCATAGCTTTTAGATCGAGTTCTCTTGCTCTTAATTTAGCTATTGGATCATTACCAAATTCACCGATCGTTCTTTGCTCTTCCTTCATAAACTCAATAGTCATTTCTGCTTCAAGTTTAGCTTTTCGAGCCTCCATCTTAATATTTAAATTTTGTATCATTGTTTGCATTTCAGGATTCTGAGCCATCATTGGATTCTGTTGCAGTGCACTCATTCTTTGAATGTCTTCTCTAAACTCTAGTTCAATTTGCTCTTGTGCCATTAGAGCAATGTGTTCAAAAATATTTTTTTCTAATGCAGCTAAAACCATTGGATTATTTCTAGCCATATTTGTTCCCATAAATGCAAGGTGTGTATCTATGTGAGCTCTATGGTCTTGACCTGGAAATGCTTGAAAAGGTTTGCCTGACATTGCCATAATATTTTCTGTAGCAGGATCTGTTGGTACAGGGGGCTGAGGTGGTGGTAAAATTAAATTTACATTTTTAACACCAATTGCTTGATACATACTTTTATAAGCTTCGTACATATTGTGCATACCAGGGTTTGAATTTGCTAATTGTAATTCTGTTTGTGCAATAGATATTCTCTGTGCTTGTGAAAATATATTTGGATCAGCTACAGGAATAATATCAACTTTGTTATCAAAGTCTTGTAGTTTAATATTTCTTTGTGCACCCACAACATCGTAAGGATATTCATCAGGTAAATAAGTTTTGAAACAATCTGCTAGTAATTTAAATTCATGTTTTAATCCAACATATAATCTCTTGTGGATTGCAGACATTACACGTGAACCTCTTTCAAGTAATGCAACTGTTGTACCAACCGCAGCACCTTGATTACCATCACCTACACTCATGTCGGATATAGCAGCAAATCTTTGACCTGCGTTCACTACAATACCCATTAGTTGTAATAATGTTGCTGATGGTTCTTTGAAAGGTAAAGTCATAAATGCATCTCTGATGTTTCCACCTGGTGCATCTACATCTCGGAACTCGCCTGGCTGAATCGATTGAGCCTGATCAGAAATACGAATTCCACGTTGTTTAAATCCTGCGGGCAAATTAGAGAGGGTACCCGCATCCAATAATTGACGTAGCGCTTGAGTCGCTGTTCTAGACAAACCGCCAATCATGTGAATCAAACCAAAGCCGTAAAAACCTAGTCCTGGGAGAAACTTAAAATGGACAAAGTATTGGATCTTTTTCTTCAGGGGATCATCAGCTTTGTAGTTTCGTTTGATTGCTAAAACTTTTCTTGAAGATGTATCGATAGTTACAAGGTATGGTAGTTTAATTCCTGTTGTATCACCCGAATCATCTCTATCTTCAAAACCTTCTAAATCTAAATTAACATGACACTCGATTAATTGAAATATACTTTCATCTCTTCCTGTTTTTTTAACACCTTCTAATTCTCTTTCTTTTTTTGTAACAGGATCGTCTTCTAAATAACCAGGATTAATTTCTATATCTCTGTAGAAACCTGCTTGCTGTTGTTTTCTTAAATCGTTCTCTGAAACTTTTACTGTGTGTATAACAGCTTCTGCTTCCTCTAATGACGTTGCAGTGTACGGCACGATTAAATCATCGGCAGGTACAAATTTGGAAACGGCTCTTTCTAAAAGATCATCATAGTAGACTTTCTTAAAGGAAGAGCCGGCAAGAGGGAGATAGAAAAGCATTTGGTCAAAATCAGGTTCATATTCCTGCATGACATCCATTAATTGGTAATTCATAAAATTTTTAACACGTTCTGCTTGATCGTGTTTCTGTGGAGTGATAGCTCCTAAAATCTGAGTTCTGACAGGTCCGTCAGCGGGTAATAATTCTTTATACGCTCCTGCTTGAAACTGTGTTACTGCTTCGGCTAGTACAGGGTGCGTGGCACCTGAAGCTCCTTCGAAAGGCTGTGAAGGATTAACATATTTAAATCCTAAAAGATCTAAACCTTTACTATAAGAATCTTCCCAATCCTTTCTTGATTGTTTGTATTCTGTGTAGTTTGAATAAAGTTCAGAACCTATTTTATCTAAAATATCTTCAGGTAATAATTCTGCTAAGTTTGTGTAATGATCTGGAGTTCCTGCTTCGTTTACTGCTCCTGGTTCAAAATTAATATCAACCGAACCATCTTCTTGTTCAATGACTTCAGGTTCCCCGGGCAATGATTCTTCGATCGTCTCTTGTGCTTCTACGATTTCTTCTTCTGCGGGTAGCTTAACTGTTTGCTCTACGTTGGGAAGAGCTTTGTCGATATTGTCGTCTGCCATTTAATTTCTCCAATCTTACTACTTTAACTTGTTTTAACGGAACATTCAACCCCTGTGGGTTAGGTCCTCTTAATGGTGGTATTGTTCTCGTTAATCGTTTAACCATAATAGACCCTAGGTTCTCTAGGTTTAATATCCTCTTTTTCATCTTCAGGGTGAAGTAAAAATCCACCTTGTCTGAATCTCATTATTGCTTGAGTCATCGAATCCACATAGTCATCATGATCTCCATTTGGAAATGCGGCACATTCCTCGACAACTTCCTGTGCATATTGTTTATGCATCGGAGCCCATACTCTACCACTTTCAAAAAAAGGTGCAACAGTATTCACACGAACGTGCTTATCATTTCCTTTTGATGGGGTGTAGTTGACAACAGGTATACCCATTCTTGATAACTCATGAGTTAATGGTATCCCTGATGCCTTAGCCTCGATTAATACCATCTGAGGTCGCCAAAATAAAAATGATTCATGAGCCACGCGTCGTAGCTCAGGGAACTCGTACCTATCTTTTTCAGCATCTAATAATATTATATGCATTTGGTTTTCATCATCACGGAACATGCCCCAAGTTGTTATCGCAGAATAGTCGGCTGTTTCTTTTTTAAGAAAAGCTGTATCGTAAGATTGAATAATATATTCTGTAGCAGGAGGTCTGTCGTGAGCCCAATCGTTCCACCATTCTCGTTTTATGATTGCACCCTCTTCTGCTGTTGGAGATTGCATCCATTGTGCATTCCATTTTGCAATTGGCAGAGTTGCTTCTACTTTTTCTAATTCATCTATCTTCCAATATTCAGGCCACACAGGTAATCCTGATGGTAGTATGGCAGGAAACTCAACCACGTCCCACTGATCACCTTTCACTTCTTTTTGACCATGGATCAAGCGCCCTGTTAAATCTTTTGTAGACCAACGAGTCATTACAACTACAATTGCTCCACCAGGTTGTAAACGTTGTCTAGGTCCTGAAGTATACCATTCATAAGCTTTGTCAAAACCTTCTTTGCTTAATGCATCTTGTTCTTTGTGTGGATCATCAATAATCAATAAATCTGCACCACGACCTGTAATCGCTCCACCAACACCAGCCGCAAAGTATTCACCTCCACCTTCAGTTTCCCATCTCCCTGCTGCTTTAGAATCTTCTTGAAGTTTAGTTTTAAAAACTTCTTGGTACTCAGAAGAATCAATTGCATTTTTAGCTTTACGACCAAACCTTACAGCAAGTTCTGCCGTGTGAGTTGTTTGAATAATTTTTAATTTTGGATTCCTACCAATCATCCAAGCAGGTAAATAGTTAGATGCAAATTCTGATTTGGTATGTCTTGGAGGCATATTGACAATGAGTCTCTTGATTTCGCCTCGTGCTAATTTATTAAATTTTTCTGCAATAATTTTATGATGGTACCCTTCTACAAATTCAGGCCACATGTGTTTTACAAATTCTAAAAAATCATCTTTGACCCGGGACTCCTTTTCTTTTTGGTGTAGCTTTATCTTTGAAAGATAATAATCTCTTTCATTATCTGGGTTCTCAAAATTTTTTATAATATTTTTTTTTGACTTGCTCATATATTGAGTCACGATTTAAAGGTCTATGACTGTATCAATCCTTATCTTTATACTAACATTAGGATCCCTTTTTTTGTTTTAAGGTATTTAATGTTTTTAATCAATACTATTTTAACATTGTATTGGTACCTCTATTATAATGTACTTCGTACTCTTATATCTAAATAAATAGTATGCTTATCAGCATACTTTATTGGTCGAAATTTCAGGCAAAAAAAATCAGGCGACAAGCAACTTGTCGCCTGAATTTTGTTCGTAGGTTATAAAATTTATAACCTACGCATAGACTATCGTGGTTGAGGTTCTATTATTTTTTCAATGATTTTATCAGGACAATGTTTTCTCTCGATTATGTTTTCGAGATTATCCTCTAGCCATTGAGTTGCACAACTTGTTGTGCAAAAATAGGTATATGTTTTATAAGAACGATCAATGGAAAAATATGCCTTTCTTGATTGGTAAGCATTTATTTTTTTGTTCCATTGATCTTTATTTCTCTTTGACCAACAACTAGGATTTTGACATATATTCTTTACCATTTTATATTGTTCAACCTTTCTTGTCGTTTTCTTTTTTTCTCTCTATAACTTCTAATCCACTCTAGGCAGATTGCTGACAATCCACCTAGAAAAATTAATTTAAGTTCAAAAGGTATATCTAATAATATTTCTATCATTTAACAATCTCCACAATAGTTGCTATCAAACTTATTCCGATAGTCGTGTTGCAAGGTCGCATTACAAGAAAGACAATTAATACCTTTCTTTTTTTCTCTCTCGATTTTTTCTTTCTCTTTCTTGTTAACCTCTAAAGGTGTTCGAGATAGATTTGTTATAGATACAATATTACTTAAATTGAAAGATCGAAAGTTTTCTGCTTGTGTATCCCAATAAACTAAAATGTTTTTGGAAACAAGAAACTTTGATCCCTCTCTCATTTCGCCATAACGATTAAAGTAATCATTTTGATTAACAAAACCATTGTGCGTTTTTGGTTTTACAACAATCGCTATCTTGTCATTTTTTTTAAACAACATCAGCTTTAACCTCTCTTTCTTTCTCTAGTTTTTCTAATCTAGCTCTTTGTTCAATTAATTCTTTAAGCAAGATTAAATTATTATCAGTATTAACTTTTATTAATCTGATAATCTCGTTTAACATTTCTTTGTTCATTTTGTTTTCCTTTCTATTATGAGGCGACCTTATACAAGATCGCCTCGTTTATCAACCTAGTTTATTCCACTAGATTGCATTTGTTTATATAAGGCGATTTTTTCCTCTCTTGTTAGTTTCGCCTTTCTTCTTTCTGCTATACGACTAGCGACATTTTCAGGACTATATAAAACTAATCCTGTCGAGTTCGATCTGATAATTTGACTTTCTTCAAGTCGAGTATCAATATCAAGTGCCTCGAAAGTTTTATTCGCTAAATCGATACCCTCATCTAGGTTTCTTAAAAGTTTTAAAGAGGCTTTGATATCTTTCATATCCTCTCTAATTCCTCTTTGCCATTCTTGATGATACTTGACTAAATTAGATTTCATTTGAATGAATTCATTCATTCTTTGAAATTCCTCTTTAGTACACGCAATCGCCCTTGAACGACAATAAGATGTACCTATAACATCACACGCAAAATTACCATTGAAGTCATTTTCAACTTCTTTGATAAAACTTTTATTTGCGTTTTTGTGTTTTTCCCAATGAGGGTTATTTTGATTGTCCTCTTGCTCAATGTTTATATCAGGATTGAGATTTCTTTCTTTCATCTCATCTCGATAATAAGAATAGGCAAAGTCGTCATTACGATCATATTCATTACCATTTAGATTACCATTTAACTTGAAATCAAAATGTTTTTTGACCTCGTTGTTATGGTATTCTTCTTCACTCATATCATTATCAGTATAAGCAAAATAATAACAACTATCTTTCGCAACAACATCACAAGGATCGCCATAAAGATTTTTAAAGTGATTTAAAGTATCACAATGTTCTTTAGGGTAAGACCTTTGGACAATCGTTTTTGCCTCGTCAAAGAATTTTGGATATTGTTCTTTGACAAGTTCTAGGTGTTGATAATAAGCCTCTCGCTTTGAGTTTAACTTATCATTGTCTAACGCATTTCGGACTTGATTTGCTATCTTTGTCCGATACTCGTTATTCATTTTCACTCTAGCCATTTTTTCCTTTCTACAAATCATTGATTGATTTGTTCTTTATATATATCACACCTTGAAAAAAAATAAAATATGATTATATGGGATATGTATTCTCCAATTTCAGCAATGAAATAAGTTTTAGAGAATACAACCTTTCTAAAGATCCCCTGCAACCTTAGGTTGCGGGGGTTATTTTTATTTATTTATGTGTAGACTTCAGGCACAAGCAGAAACACACAGTAAGCTCCAACAGCTTCTACGTCTCTCATCTCAATAAACCAATGAAAAATTCAGTTTACAAGCAGAAACGCACAGCAGACCCGGTAAAGCTCCACGTAGTTTTCACCAACACACGCAGAAACACACAGCAGACCCGGTGGAGCTCCACGCACCTCATCACCAAAAAACTGTTGCAATTTTACAACACTTATTTTTTTTTTATTTATGTATAGACTACAAGCACAAGCACACAGCAGACCAGGCAGCTCGCCACGTGCTTCACGCAAAGTTTTATTTTTTTTTTCTTTATAAATAGACTACAAGCACAAGCACGACCACGCCACAGCGGCAGCGAAGCCGGGCCCGGTGAAGCTTGCACGATTTTTTATTGACAGCCCATATAATATGGGATATTTAAAAATTAGAAAGCGAGGTTTATATTATGGAATATAAAAACCTAAAAAAAGGCGATAAGATTTTAACAATGCAATTAGGTACACCAGTATCTGGTAAGCTGTTAGAATCTCCAAAACAGGGCAAGGGCTTGAAAAACATTGTTTTAATTTTTTCTAATGGAGATGAAATTGGAATGTTTTCAGAATCTGGCAGTATATACGCCCGGGACATCATAAAAGTTAAAAACGGGGATAACTGGGAGGACGTAACGAATGCCCCTGAATAAAAAACAAGCTAAGGAAATAACGGGAGGGCTTAGCAAGCCCTCCAAAATGCCGGGCCCATGTTTTAACTTGCCCGCGTCCCGTTGCATTACAGGCGCAAAGCTAGTTAAGATCCCAGGCAGCGTCTGCTATGGTTGCTACGCTTTAAAGGGTCGTTATAGATTCGGCAACGTACAAAAAGCATTAGAGCGAAGGCGACAGGCGTTGAGCTCTCCGCGATGGGTCGAAGCTATGGTGATCCTGGTCTCAGGGAACGAATTTTTTAGATGGCACGACTCAGGCGACATCCAGAGCGTGGAGCATTTAAAAAACATATTCGAAGTGTGCAAGCGTACCCCAGAGACCAGGCACTGGCTGCCAACCCGTGAAGCAAAATTTTTGACTTTGATGGATCCTGAAGTAGTTCCTAAAAATTTAATAATTAGATTTAGCTCGCATATGATCGACCAGGGCCCGGTAAGCTTTTGGCCGTGGACTTCGACTGTCGTGACCAAAGACAAGACTTGTCCCGCAGCGGAGCAGGGCAACACCTGCGGAAGCTGTCGAGCTTGCTGGAGTCGTGACGTTAAGAATATAGCTTACGGCAAGCACTAAGGAACCTGGGCTGCTTGCTATATGATTCTCGGAAAAATTTTTTTTATTTTTATTTGTAGACCTCAGGCACAGGCACAAACTCTCTTAGACTACAGGCACAGGCATCAAGCGAACCAAGAACCAACGGTTCAAGGTTCAAGCCCAAGCGGAAAAGCTCCTCGATTCTAGACCCAGGGTACAGGCGATATTGCTTAAGATGTATACAATGCACAAGCACAAAGCTACCTGGACCACGACTCAGGTGCCAGGCCACCTGATGTGGGCTCAGGGCTACTTTGTTGCGTTTTGTTACTTTCAATTCTAGTGTGAAAAAAAACTTTTTTGGATGGAACCCAAGGAGGTCAGGAGTGCCTAATGAAGCCCAATTTTCAAGCCTTGTCCACTTAAAGTCTTTGGTAATTTTTTTGAGATCTGCGTATAATTTTGACTCCGGTCGTGCCATCTTTTTCGACGTAACACAACCGAAGCCATTTGGCTAGAAGTTTATTTAATATTTACTACTGAATTACGATTAGCTATATTAAACTCACTTGTGCTTTCATTTGATTTTGTTAGTCCATCATCACTTAGATTTAAGTATTTAAACGCATCTTTGATATCTATCTTGATTTCATAAGATACTCTACCTGAAGAATCTTCTTCTAACATCTCGAGAGCTGTAGTGTATTTAAGTGCTTCTTTCAAAGTTTTTGCTGTCTTTTGAATAGATAGTAAGTCTTCACTATCGCCACTTAATCTTACTCTTTTAACGATTATGTATTCCATTTCCACCATGTTCTACCTCCTTTCTTTCTATATTTTTTTGTTTTGGTTCCTGTGAAGTATCATCACAGAAATACCAAGAGGTATCTCTACCTTCTTTTAGGCACCACTCATAATGGTTCCATAAAATAGATCCTATATGTCTGCTTTGTATTGGCATTATTCTATTCCTTTCTATATAAATAACCAATATTGCCTGGGTTTTTTTCATCCAAGCCTCTGATTGCGTGTCTTAGCTTAGGTATATTTACCTCTGCATTAAGAATATCTGCAATCCAACAATCAGAATCCCCGTGATCATAAGTGTCTGTAAATTTAGCAACTTGTTGTGCCGTTACAGGATAATGTGATTGTTCTAAATCATCTATTAATCCACTTACATTCCAAAGTTTTTTCTTAACTGACTTGGTTGCGTTTAATCTTTCTTTTAAAGATTTATAGACATAAAAAGAATCCATTTTATCTTTAAGAGCATCTTCTAACTCGTCTATAAGATGTTGTACTGCAACTTCAATACAATTAAGTTCTAGGCCTGTAAGTTTAGTTTTATTTTTCATAATATATCCTTTCTATGTAAGAATATAAGGGATAATATTATATTGTCAACTATAAAGATTTAATTATTTTACCCATCTTTGCGGTGGGTTTTTTGCAGGTCAATACCAGGCGATGTGATTCTTTAGAACCTATGATTCTATTCTCCAAAAGTTTTGCTCCTGTGATGTCATACATTTCACCATTGGGTAATTCAATTTGAACTCGGGCACCTTGACATACAGGCGATTTAAAAAACTTATCTAAACCTTGTCTAAATGTCTTTCCGTCTATCATATTTCTAATGTTGATATATACACAAAATCTTATATAATGCAAGTATATGGGAGTACCAAGTAGATTAACAGAGATGCAGATGAAATTCTGCGAGATATTAGTTTTCGGTGGCAAAGACGGACCAGTTACAGGCACGGAAGCTGCGATACAAGCGGGATATAGTGCAGACCGAGCTAGGTTCACAGCATCAGAGCTTCAAAACATTAAAAAATCTCCAAAGGTGGTAGCTTATTTGACAGAACTCAGGAGAGAAAAACTTAACAAGTTTGAAGTCAATTATGAAAACCACATAGCAAGACTTGGAAATCTAGGTATTAAATCTGAAAAGAAAGGCAACATGCAAGCAGCAATTAGGGCTGAAGAGTTGCGTGGTAAAGCTTCTGATTTATATATTAACAGAACTGAAATGCGTACAGGTAAACTTGATGATCTTTCAACGGCAGAACTAAAAGAAAAAATTAAAGTAATTGAAGCTGAAGAAATAGAACTTAAAAAAGCGAAGAAGCAACTAAACGCACCTGTTAAATCTTTGTCATCTTCTTCACACACTGACGAGGAATCATCGTCCGATCCCCAAAAGTAATACTACCATCATCCTCTTTATCAAAAGACGCAAACAATTTAATTGATTTCTTATCTTTAGAATATAACCAACCTTCATTCACAGGGTGACTTAAATCCATTTTGTCGAACTCTTTATCAGTAGCCCAGCCTGAATCGGATAAGATATCGATCCACTCGACTCGGACTTTAGGATAGGGTAAGTCGGGCGTTGAATGGCCTACGACTTGTTTTCTTCTTCTCTTAGGCATAGCCCTAGTATACAGGTTAATTTTTAAAATAAAATATTTTTGATTACCTTTTCCGTGCGCGCGTCCCCTAGACAGCCACGCTGATAAACCCTCAGGATACAAATTTCATTAAATAAGCGTTGGTATATAAGCATTCTAGAATTTGTATATTTTCAGGATACAAATTTGGATACAAATTTCAGCGAATAAACGTTGGTATATAACACTTCTAGCATTTGTATACCGAAAAGTGTCATTTTAAAAAAAATTTTTTTGTTTTTTTATTTTATAATCTGTAGAGTATACAGACTACTTTTTGATGTTTTTGTAATATAAATCAAGCCTTTTGAGCCATTCGTGTTGGTATTTTTGGAACTCTTTTCCGGATACAATGAACTCCTGGAAGTACCCATCTTTGCTACACATCAATATTACACCCTGTTGAATCTTAGTATTATAGACATAATTGTGAGCCATCGTGTACGCTGCTAGCTGTAGCATGTAGTCCTCCACCCACTCTCTACGTTTTGGCTTGTTCGTTTGTTTGAAATCCATTATACTATCTGCTTTTTTATATATCCCCACTAGATCGGTTGCCCCTGCAAATAACTCAGGGTAATATAAAGCCACCTCAGAGCCCCATATTTCGTCGATATTACAAAGTCCTTTCTCTATGACCACATCAGCCATTTTGTGAGCCTCCTGCCCTATATCGGTCAAATCAAGCCTATTTTTACCTAGTATGTGGTGTTCTAATATTGCGTGCATTGCTGTCCCCCTAGCTGCCGCCTGGTCCATGGTCCTTGTTGCCTGTTCCTCGCCTACTCGAGCTCGCCAATCGGCTAGTCCCTGCTGTTTCTCGGCAGTCTGAGTCTTGCTCAAGATCGTTGTAACTGAAGGAAGCTTTTCATTATTTATATTATAGTGTCGTTGTCCCTCGACCATCTCTCTGACCGTTTTAGGATACTCAAATTTTTTATTCCATTTCATTTCAATATAAAACAAGCAATATGTCTGCCTGTCCCTTTGCCTGGTTTTTTATCTTCGGTTGCTAACCATTTAACATCGCCTAAGTTTCTAACCTCAGCGCCTGCTTTTAATAACATTAAAATCCATTTATCAATAGGAAAAACTAATACAACTTTTTTACCTTTTTCATTTTCTGCAAGAGCTTTACGAACCCAGGCCGTAACTCCTTTTTTCTTTCCTTTATGTATAATAGATCCGAAAGGTGGGTTCACATAACTAGATTGACCCCAATCTATTTCAAGTCCATCAAAATCTTCGGGCTTTGGATAAGGACAAGGATCAAAGTCAAATTTAAACTCATCATTTAAAACTTTATAAAGTTCAGGTGGTGTTAACCAATAATGTTTTTTATCTTCACTGTTTCCTTTATGAAACTTATTGTCTTTCGGTTTTAATTTTGTAACCATACTATTTCTTATCCTTTTTAATTATCCATTTTACCGTCGACGTTGTAGGATCGAATCCATCAAATTCTACTTTAGAACAACCACTAAAGAATACAACAATTAGTATTATCATTATTATCTTCATCTATTATCCACCACCACAATCATTAGAGGTCTTAAGTATCCTCTCTCAGGTAACTCACCATCGTCGGTTGCCATTTTAAAACCGTGTTGTTCATCTTTTGCTTTTCTTAAAAACCTTACTTGAACATTATCTCTAGGTTTATGATTAACATTATCCCAAAAATATCGGTGAAAGTATAAGCTATTAGTAGATGCAGGTAATAAAAATACTGTTAAACATTTACTTTCCATAGCTTTCTTAACAAATCTAGGAATCTTAGTATCGTACATTGGATGACAATAAACAATCTCTCCATCCCAATTTTTAGTTAAAGCTGAGTTTTCTTTTGTCCAATACTTATCAACTAAATGACTTTTGTCAGAAGCACACGCATCTACGGTAAAATTAAATTCCTGTGATAACATCTCCCATATTTCATCAGGAGTCCTAATGTATTTCATCAGTAAATTAGTTCTCTTCCCATAAGTATTATGCGAAGCTATTAAGTTTAAATGTCCTTTCATTTTAAATTCTCATTAAATAGTTTTAACATAGCTTTGTAAGCTCCACCACCTTGGTACTCAATATCATCAGCTTCGGCTTCCATTATGGCTTTACCGATTTCTTCCGCAATTTTCGGGACGATAGAATTTCCCAATCCTTTAAGTCTGTATACTCTGCCGGGTATCCCATGAGCCACTCGACCCACGTCGGGTTCAGTGTGCCACCAGGAGCTTTCTCCTGATAAGCTACTTCCGTTTCCAAATACTTCTTGTGCCGAAGATCCGCCATCCCTTGTGACAGCTTCATGGTCATGCCGATCGTTGCTCTCGGTGTTGGCCACATCTGTGCTTCCTTTACTGCTAGTGTCAGAGGTTTGCCCCCTTGACTGTACTTCTTCGTACGTTCCGTCGCTGAGTCTTGCGTAGGTGTTGGCCACATCTTCTTCGGTTCCACTTGTTTCTTGCCTTCCACTAACTCCGCTAGTCCTCGACCGTAACCTTTCGTCGTTCTCCCTGGTTCCTTCGCCCTTGGCGTTGGCCACATTAGATTCGGATGTGCTACCTGATCGTTGATACTGATTGGCATACCCTTCTCTAACTTCATCTTCATTCTTTTCTCGGAGCTCGGTCCCCTGTTGCAATGTGCGTCGGGAGTCCTCCATATCTTCATGTCCGTTGTTGGTTTGCCGTATTGAACTTGTTCTGCTAGTGAGCCTGGCGGAACTGTCGTCCTGCCTATGCTCTTCCTGTATTCTTCTCTCTTCTTCATCGCTTCGGGAGATCTCTCGCCTCTCACCGTTGCTGATGGTGTTAACCACATCACTTGTTGGTTTAAAGGTGGTACTTGTCCTCCACCAGGATGTTTCTTCCTTGGTTTCGTTATGTTGTTCGAGTCGAACGTCGTCGGCGTTGACCATAGATTCTTTTCTGTGGGCAACAATCCAGATTCTTTCTCTCCTGTGGGGAGCACCGACACCTGCAGCTGGAATATTGAACGCCCTGACTTCGTATCCTTCTCCTTCCAAGTCAGTGCACACAGTCTCGAAGACCATGCCGTCTTGGAGGTTAACAAGACCTTTGACATTTTCTCCAATAACCCACCTCGGGGTAAACTCTTTGATGATTCGAAACATCTCAGGCCAGAGATGTCTGTCGTCACTCGTTCCTTTTTGTTTGCCTGCGACCGAGAACGGTTGGCACGGGAAACCTCCTGTGATGATATCGGGAGATTGAATTCCATCTGCCTCGAGTCTTTCTTTTGTGATTTCTTTGACATCGTTATATATCTTAACTCCTTTCCAATGTTTTTGCAGCACTAAATTGCTGTATTTATCGTTATCACAAAAAGCTATAGTTTCAAAGTTTCCTGTACGTTCTAAACCAAGTGAGAAACCACCTAGCCCAGAAAATAAATCAAGAATCTTTAATTTCATAATGTTTAACTATACTTTCTAATTTATCTTTTTTAGTTACGCTGTATGGTAACATTCTTTTAGCACACTGTAAAGCATCTCTGTGAGAACAACGCCAACGATATTGATCCATAGTTTGATGTGGATATTTTGGTCTAAAATTTATAGTTCCACAACCAAAGTTATCTAAAGCAAATTGTATAGTTCTTTCGCAAGTCATAGCTATTTCTAATCTTATGTTCCAGGTAGGGTAAGCTCTAGGTTTACCTTTCCTGTGTCTCATAACATTTTTATAAGTCACGCACCCTTCGCCATCAAAGAGTCCAGCTAAATAAATATCTACTTCTTTACAATTGAGAGATTTTGATTCTCTTCCCATAATCTATTAATCTCATCTTCCATTTCTTTTCGCTTGGTCCCTGATTCTCGACACTTGGTTTTTAAAAACTCACACTGTTTTTTCAAAAACAATATAGTTGTATCTCTTTGATCGACAACCATTTTAAGTTCAGCGACTCTTTTATCATCAGCCATTCTTTTTATATCTACGCTTGTTAACATGTTAATTTGCTTTTACGAATTGATCGATAAAATCTTCTTCAGTTAGTGTGATTTCTCCTTCACATTTACAGGTATCACACTTAACGGTTACTTCTTCTCTTGCTAAATGATAGGGGACACGAAGATATCCGTTTCCTTTACACTCTGGACAAATAACTTTATGATTTGTTTTTTCCATGTGCCACCTTACCATTTAATTTATTTTTCTTTTCGTTAACCAAATAAGTTACAGCTTGACTTCTGCTTAACTTTAAATTTGGATCAAGAACTTTGTCTCGTAAAATATCTAAATCATCATAAGTCTTATGCGTGACTGTGATGTTTTTATATTTGCTTGTATCTGTCATTTGATATATCCTTCTTTCATATTTGTAAGAATAGATTTTATTTCATAATATAGGATATTAGTCAATGAAAATATTATTAAGTTTAGTAATATGTAGCGCTGTAGAAGGTATATGTATGCCACCATATACTTGGCCAAATCAATTTAATACTATGTATGATTGTTTGACTTTTGGTTATGAAGAATCAAGTAAAAAAATGAAAGAGCTTGGCAGAAAAGATGTTAACAAATACGAACTTTATATTAAGTTTAACTGTCAACCTTTATCCACTATTTAACGACAGACACATCCAAAGAAATCACCGCTGCCATCATTCATAACATGACGATTAACAGGTGTATCTAAATAAGTTGATAATTTTATTCTTAAAATGTCACAAAATTCAGGACAACTTATGTTTACTTTTTTTACTATGCTTAGTCCCTCTAACATTTCTTTTGTCACGGGAACTAAATGATACAACCCGTCCGTTAAAATTATTAACTCCATAACTTAGTTTGTTTTTCTAAGCTTCTTATTAACGTCATGAGTTCGTGTTCCTAAAGTTACAATCTTTTTAAAATTAGGAGCATCGATATCAACTAAAACACCATATGGTCTCCATTCATTTTTCATCATGTTTAACTCTAATAAAAAAACTGACCATTGTTTTTGTGAAATGCCTTTTAGTTTTATTTTTATCTGTTTATCTTTCATAAGGGGAGTATAGGATAATCTTATATAAATGTCAACGGCCTTGTCCCCGGTACTTCTTATAATTAAGTTTTTCAGATTTATTCATTCGTTTCTTGTGTCGACCTATTTTGGGCGGTGTTCTTTTTACGTACGTATTTACGCCAAACTTAGACTTCTTCGCCATCTTTTCTTAAGACCATTTTGTAATCTTCTTTAGAAAGATTCGCAGGAATATAGGATATTCTTCCATTTATTTTTTGCTCTAGATCTGAACCACATCTAGTGCATCTATAAAATTGATCCACTGATACTAATATAGTTTTTTGAACACACTCAGGACAAATACCATCAACAATTTCTGTTACCCATTTCATTCTACAACCTGACCACCCTTCCACTTCATCTCAGGAAGTCCGTTCTCGTATTTCTTTCCGTCGAAAGTCAGCACTTGTTTTCTATTAACACCTTTTTCATTGTAAGATACGTGAACCCATCCTGCTTGTCCGTCGTTTGGTTTGTAGTATTCAAGTATGAGCTGGTCAAAATCACAGTTAGCTTCTATCCAATAAGCTATTTTTATATTAGGAATACCCATAATTTCTAGGTCAACCGCCTGCCCTTTGGCATGCTGGCTAGTTTTTTTGCTGCCGATGGCTTCGCAAAGTGCTTCGGATCGATAGCCTGATGTTATTGTAATTGGTTTATCAAACTTTGCACGAAGGGGTTCTAATATATTATAACAAACCTCAGTGAGATTGTGTATCTCACCTGACCCTGGTGTGTTGTCGATGCCCTTACGAGCAGCCGTCATAGAACGGGTCATTTCTTCAAGACTAAAATGTTTACTTAATCTCATAAGTTATCCTTCAATCCTACATATATTACAATACAAAGCAAGACAAAAACTATTAAAGTATTTTCCATTAATCTAATATTATCTTTTTAATGCTTTTTTGACCCATGTATATCTCTGTTTCTGCTTTTGATTTTATACATTTATAACTTACACTTGGGTTATAATCTCTCTCTGCAACCCTCTTACCACGTAAGCATGCAGCCATGTTTTCTTGTATACGGTGTTCTTTAATTTCTCCATTAATAAACATCAACAATGCTACTACAGTCTCAATCATTTTTTTTCCTTATAGTTGTCTAGTGTTATCACATCTGGATTATCTTTTAAATACTGTTGTTTTAGCTCTGTCCAATAGCTAATTTTAGGGTCGAAGTCTCTTTCACCAAAAGAATTAGCTGACATAACACC